GCCATGTAATTTTAGCTTCCTGACTTTGTCTTGTTTTGTCATCATTTCAGATTCAAAATACGATAATGCTTTCTTTGCTTTCAACATTTGATAAGACAGACCGTGCTTATTTTTCAAATTGGCATTTCCAAACAACCTAGCTTCAACTTTTTGTTCCCTTTCTTTTGGAATCAATCTAGTAGGATAATTGCTCTTAATCGGATGTAGGTTCGACCGGACTCTCTTGACTGATTGTTTTCCTTTACCCTTCAATTTTGAAAAATCCATTGGCCCATACTTTGTTTCCGGTGTTTCTAACAATTGAGATAGTTCCCTTTTAGAATCACCTGGTTTAAATCTAATTGCAGTCGATAATGCTCCTTTATCTTTTGCAACCTCTAAAACATCATCCGCTGTTTTAAAGGATAAACAGTTCCATGGTACTACAGGCTCCCACCATATGATCGGTTCATTCTTTAATTGTGTTAACAATTTATTTTTGATACAAAATTGAATTTGTCTCGTTTCTTCTGTATCATATTTAAAACTTGGAGCTTTCTTGTGCTTGCTTATGAAAGACAATACGAATTGCCTTTTTGCGAAACTCACCATCTTCGTAATAAACTCCTGATCCACTTGTCGTTTGGTGTGGACTCTATTTAAGTATTTCAATATGCCCGCTTCTTGATTAACTTCTGCATAAAATAAAAATTTGTGAATTGATGAAACCTCCTGAAGTTGTGAACCACTAAGTTTCGTCAGCGCTGAAATAAATCGACAAAATAACGATTTTTCATCTGAAACCACTGAACGACCGTAGACTATATGAAAGAAATCCTCCACGATTGCAACAGAACTGTCTACATTATTGCAATGATTCAAGAATGTTTTGACTGTGTCCAATATGGGGTTCCAATTCACATATGATGTATCTATCATGTCTGACATCGCAAGGGAAAGTCCCTCAAAAGCTTTCATTAGATTGACACATTCATTATGATCAGCATCTATCGAACACATTTCAAGCAATATATTTCCAATTCCACGAATCCAATTGTATTCTGATGAGCATACGATCAAACTTAAAGTATGTTTAACTTCCGTAAAAGTAATACTGTAATCAAAATAGCTCTTTGTACCAATAAAAGCATGTTGACATTGGGCATGTTGTATCGCAAACAATGACCCAACACCATATATCACAAATTCCTTGCCCGGAGTCAAACCTTCTAATATATATCTACCATCATTATAAAGCTCAAACATATATGCATCAGTGATTCGCTTGTCACCCCTTTTCACTTGAGATAAAAGATGCCTCAATGTTGTCAGCATCACCTGATACGACGGAATCTGTGGAGGTGTTGTCATAAAAGAGCTTACTTCAACTTCATATGGTGTAATAATAGAACAATCGTGTGAAGCAAATCTAGTTGCACATTTTGATGCAATATCTGAAACAAGTTTGGTATCAAAACCAAAGTCAAGATCAATAA